CTTGCTCTTCTGTCATCGCCTCGACAGGCTTGGTGTTGTGTAGCAAGTGTCCACGAGTATGTTTTACAAAGTCAGGCTTTGCCTCATCCTTGGCAAGCTCCCAATATACTTGGACAGGCGGTAAGATACCGCCCTGTAAAGCGCAAGCCATCCAGTTTGGGTCTGGAACGAGTATCTTAGCGCACTCGTCTACACTGTCCTCATAGACTACACGATAGTCAGACTGTACACCGTCTAGGTTTTCCTTTGCCCAGCATAGTCTGTCGAATAAGTGTGTACCTTGAAACTGTGGTGTGTCTGTCATTATGCTAGGTCTCCATGCCAATTCATGCTATTAACTGCAAAATCACCATTCCACGATACAATTTTTACCGCTGTTGTGGTTCTAGCCACATTGGTATCTTCTAGTATTCCCCAACCTGAATTAGAGTTACTGTGACCCAAGCAAGCAACCTGAGAATACTGGTTGTTCGCGAAAGCCGCAGCAACGGTAAGCGTAAAAACTGATGTGCCATTATCAACTAAACTAGAAATTGATAAACTGTCATTGACTGCTGCTGTACCTGTACCATTAAAATTAACCCACGCCTTTGCACTTCCACTCACAACATACTGCGTATCAACCGACCCAGCGGTGCTGTGTTCTAGGGTATCTGCTTTGATTTTTCCATTTGCCATTATGCTAGGTCTCCGTGTGCTGTACAGTAATTATATTTACTATCTACAAGAGCAGACCCGCCATAAGAAATAGTGTCATATAAGCCAGTTGTGGTGGTTGTTTCATAACTAATTTTTGCAACGCATGTCACATTTGCAGGAAAAGTGTCACTTGCGTAACCGTTTCCAGTATAATTTACGGTATAACTTGTGTTGTTGAAGTCATTGTTTATATTCACCACAAATTTTCCAGTGCCGCTATCAGTTAAGCTACTCGTGTTTAGCGAATCTACGGCAGTGGTACTTGCCATATCAAAATACACCCACTGCTTCGCCAGCCCCTGTTGAAGATTAGTAGTCGTGCTATTACCTTCACCTGTAACTACAATAGAGCCAGCAGTACCTACGCCAGTAAGCTTATCTGTTTTTATCTCACTCATGCTAGGTCTCCGTAGGTTTGGTGGGAATGGTAACTTGTATCAGCATTGCTAAAACTAGCATTACCTGTATTAACTCTAGTGACAGATGCAGTCATTTCAACATAACTCATCCAAGTTGAGTAACCAGTAGATCCATCACCACCGGAATCACTTGTTGCGTACACCGCAACCGAATGGGCATTAGTCAAATTTACGTTCGTTTTTCCTGTTCCAATGTCCGACAACGAACTGACATTCAAACTTTGTGAGTTGTAAATAGCGGTTGAGGTTGTGCTTTTATAAGCAACAAAAGTTTTCGCCGCACTCTGCTTCGTCAGCGTGACAGGGCCACCAGAACTAGTCTGTACTGTATTACAATGTACTGTACTCATGTTACCACCAATGTCGCACCAGCACTAACAGTGATGACGACTCCTGAAGCTAGGGTTAATGGACCAGCACACATACCATTAGTGTTTGCATCTATCGTGAGACTGGTGTTTAGTTCTTTTTCGTGAACCCTTATAATATCAGCTACACCGCCGCCGCTATCGCCTTTAAAAGAGCCGCCGCCCAATACTAAACCAGCAGAGAACATAGATTGCGTAATCGTCCCCGCACCCGGAACCACCGTCTGTTGAGCCTTGCCTTGAAATACTACATAGAAGTCATCGGTGGCTACGATGCTACCTGTCATTGTTAAGCTAGTGCCATTGGCTGTGTAGGCTACACCCGGCTCTTGGCGCACGTTATTGACAAAAACCTCTATGTCTTGGGAGCTACCGGCAGAGTAAGAGAGCGTGAAGTTGGTGCCCGCGCCACCAGTCAGATCTTGCTTATTGATAGTGGAGAATGCTGTCGCAAGTGGATTACCCATATATGGCATTACGTTCTCCTTACGTTATGTCTAGGTGACTCATCACCACATCAGCAGATGAAGCTGTGTCTGAGGTTACTTTTAGAATGTCACCGGGTTCCATAACCACCTTTTGATCACCGCCAACCACAACAATAGATGAGCCAACTGGAACGGGCGCGTCCTTAATTAAATGCACACTGTCTGCTGCACCACTAGAGCGACCAGAAGCATCTAGCACTACATCAATTAGAATCTGCGAGGTTACGATATTAGATATGCTTAAACCAATAATCGTGGTCTCTGTCGAGGCAGGGCAAGTGTATATACTTGCTGGACTCGTTCCTACCGCAGTATCTGTTTCTGATAAAAATGAGTTTGCCATCTTCCTATCCTAACGCAATCGCAAAGGCTAAAGCCTGCGGGTCTTGTTCAACTAGATTAACCGGATTGTCAGACGCATCAGCGTAAATCATTTTTTCAGCAGGCATAGTACAAAAGATTGTACGAGTTCCCGCCGTCCAGTTGATCTTCTCATCACCAATTGTAAGCGCCACATTGTCTGCCAAGGTGACCGCTGAACTTAAAACAATACTTGTCTGGCTATTCACTGTAGCAATAGTCACAACGCCGGAGATTCCTGTCCCTCTGACGCGCTGTCCCACGGTTAGAGTGCCTCCAGAGACATTATCAACTGTAACGGCTGTAGAGGCGCTCACAGCGCCATTTACGAGTGCTGTAATCTTTGTGCTACTACTTTCTAGAATCGTAGTCCTAGCCAGTGTTGTGCCAGACAAAGTATATGTTCCAATTCCAACCTCAAAGTTCGTGCCATCAGAACAGGCATAATAAGTGGTGTTGCCGTTTCCTATTTCAGAAAAAGCATCAAATCCACCTATTACCCCAGCTAATGTATAAGTACCAGTACCAGTAGTGGTAGTGGTTTCCTTAACACGATCTTTGATTACAAGAGCCATTACTTCAGCTCAATGCTTAGGTTGCTTGCGTTGATTCTAAAGATGTCACCAACAGCCAGTGTTTTTGATGCGTCAAGAGCGCCAAGGAACAACGTATTGCTACCATCGAACTTTAACACGACATTGTCAGAAATGCTTTGAGCAGAGCTAAGAACGATTGCATTCTGGTTTGTGACAGTCTGCACTGTAACAAGGCCGCTTATCCCGACTCCAGTGACAACATCACCAACTGCAATAGTCCCGCTGTTTGCATCCAGCGCCACGTTAGCAGAGCTTGATACAGCACCGTCTACAGTGGCCCGTGAAAAGCTATTGTCTGCAACAAACGCATGAGTGACTGTGTAGCTGGCAATTCCACTAGATGGAGAGAACTCAATATTGCCATCGTTGATCACTCTCTGAGAATCACAAATAACTGTGGCTCCAGCGGTGTGAGATGCAGCGGAAGTTCCGTCTTGCGCTCTACTTACCCCTGTTAACGTATTAACACCTGTAAAGGACAGAGCGGCGTCATCAGCGATTGTCACAGCAGATGACAGTACGATGTTGTTCTGGTTAGTTACAGTGGCGATGCGAACTGTGCCAGATATTCCTGTGCCAGTCACAACCATACCAACTGTAAGCGTTCCATTGTTTCCATCAACAGCTACGTTAGTAGAACTGGAAACGGCTCCGTTTGCGTCAGCGGTGGCTGTTCCATCCTTGCCTGTGTAAGTGAGTATCTCTTGATTGATAACAATATCACCTGATGTAGGCAAAGCCTCAGCATCTGTTAAGATAATCTCTGTGTCAGAAGCGCCAGCATTGACAGCAAGTGTGGTGTTTGACTGTTTCCAGTTAGCCGCCGTTACCTGTTGTCGTGTATAGTTAGCGTCTTGAGTTGTTATATTCACTTCCGTGAATGCACTATTTTCAGCACTTGTTACTGCGGTAGCTAAACCTACATATATGCTGTTGCCCGGCGTGGCAAAGGAAAGAGCATTATTCTTGAACAAGAAGTCAAGAACTCGTCTTTCCAAGTATGTGGTTGCCGCATTTGATGTTGCCATCTTCTACTCCTTATGTGCGAGGTCTAGTGGGTAGACCCTGCCTGTATGCGTCATCGTTTTCTCTTGCTTCCGCGAGGTCTTTTAACCTTGATAGGCTTTCTTGGAAGCGCCCATCATACATGGATATAACATCCTGCTCACCCTTCATGTAAATATACGCTTCTATTAGAGAACCGTAAAGAAGGGCATTCGTGGCGTTTTTGCTAAGCCATGTATATTCATTGTCTGCGCCAGCGGTCAGGCTTGCTGGACGATAATAGTAGTGAAGCTCCACAGTGTATGCTTGATCCGGTGTCGGACCTAATATGAAGTTTGCCTGAACCTGACCCGCTGCGGCTGTCGCAGTTGCATCAAAGAAACCATAGTATTTAGGGGTTCCTGTGACGGTCCTGTCTGGGTAAGCCTCTCTCATAAAGTTTACATCTTTCTCAAGAAGAAACCCCTGCTTGCCAGCAGTGCTGACAAACAAAGAAAAGGGAGCCAAGAAGTCTGAAGGTGTTGATAGGTACTCATTACCTTGAGTAAGAGCTGATGTAGCGTTCTTGCGAAAGTTCTCTAGATCAACATTAACTATTATTCTGTCTTCTGCCGCACGAATAAAGACAGGGATGTTAGTCACGAAACCTGTCTCGTCATTCTCTGTAAAGTCTTTTATAGCTTGCTTTAGCTCGGCATAAGTATAAGACATTAGTTAATCCTGACTATCGCAGTTCCCGCTGCCGCTGCTGGCATCGTTATATTAAAGTTGGCTGAACTCACGCTTTGGCTTGAGCCAAATGAATAGACGGCAACAGCTTTGTTCGATTTGCTAGAATTATATATCAATGCTCCACTTGTAGAGAACGTAGCGTTTGACCAAGACGGATTACCAAAATCAACCAAGCCCGTGGTCCCGTCTGTACTTGGCGCTACAACACTTAGTGTAACTCCCCCCGCAGAGTATCCAGTTCCTGATATCTCATTTGATGCGCTGTATGCTGTTGTAGCGGCATCTAGTGATGCGCTACTGCTGTACAAAGCAATCTTGAACGTATCAGATGTAAAGTCGTGTACCGCTTCAAACAGTTCTTTCTTAAAACTTGTACACAGTGCTGTGTTTATTGCCATTTTATACTCCTACGGGGTGTTGGCTAGACCGCCCATTCCGCTATGAATTGTGCAGTAATAATACAGTGTAGGCGCTCCACTAGCCACTGTGATCTGCGTATAAGCCCCAGATGAACCCGGAGTACC